CTAATAATGATTTAACATTAAAATTTGCCATTTTGTTTTTTATTTTTTAATTAATTTTTAATTACCAATTATTTGATAATACCAGCTAATTTTTTAAATCTGTCTGCTGCAGAATTATCTTCAGCGATAATTTGTTTTGCAGGTGCAGTAGATTGTGCTGGCTTTGATGCGTAACTTTCAGTAAGTTTAGTTGTAGTTTTTCTAGTTGCAGTTGAACCAATTTTAAATGATTCTGCAATTGTAGTGTAAACTAATTTCACTTCTCTTACATTCTTTGTTCTGTCTAAAGTTTCAACAACATTAGTTTTTTGTTCGTTTGTTAAGTTGTATCCTCTGAACAATTTGTTCACATATAATAACTTAGCGTTTAGAAGATTTACTTCGTTGATAGTTTTCTTCAAAGAAGAGATTACTTTGTACGCTTCACCTAATTCAGCTTCTTTTGCAGCTAATTCAGCAGAATGGTCTTCACCATCTTCTTCTTCAGTTACAGGAGCTTCCTCTTCAGCTTCATCTCCGTATCCCATTTCTCTTAAGATTTCATCTAAATCGATTTCCTCTTCTTCTTCAACTGGTGCTTCTACTTCAGCTTCTTCTGCTGCCGCTGGAGCCTCTTCTTCGTGCTCTTCTTCAGCAACAGGAGCTTCTTCATCAGCTTCTGCTTCCAATTCTTTGATGATTTCTTCGATGTCTAATTCATCTTCATCACCTTCTTCTTCGTTCATTGCTGAACCAGGAGTTGCCCCTGTTACGTCTTCTTCTTCTTCTTCACCTTCGGTGATACCTGCTACCTTTTCAGCGTTTTCATCTTCTGAACCAACTTCTGCAGAAATTTTATCAACATCTGCTGCCGATAAATCATCTGTTTGTGCTGCTGAAGTGAAAACCGCTGCTGCTGGCATTTTAGTACCATCGCCTGTTCCGATTTCTGAAGATACTGCGTTCTCTTGAGTCATTTCTTCTTCTTCTTTCTCTTCTTCGCCTTCTAATTCTTCTTGTAATTTTCTAGAAAGCATAGATTGAAGTTTAGGAGTGAATGCTTCTTCAAGAGCGATTTTTGCATTAGCTAAAGCAGTTTCTCTAACGGCCTTTGCGTCTGCAATTGCTTCTTTTAACAATTTGCTATTCATCTTAAATTTGTGAATTTGCTTGGACTAATGAAAGTGTGTCCAAATGATATTACTTGATTATAGGGTGACCTCATATAAAAAAGTGATGAGGTATTCGAATCAATTATATATAAATATAATAAAACTTTGGAAAAAACAAATTTAAATTAAAAATTATTTAAATATTTATTTTTTTTAATTGCTTTTTCTTTTTCCAATCTTTTTCGAACTGAGGGTTTTAAGTATTCTGCCCTATCTCTTAATTCTTTTACTATCCCTAATTTAAAGGATTTATTTTTGAAAAGTTTTAATGCTCTTTCAAAATTTTTTTGTTGTTCATCTGAACTAGAACCTCTTGCTATTTTAATTTCAATTCTTACTGGCATACTAACCCAACTCTTCTATTATTTCTCTTATTAAATGTTGAGACTTACACCATTCGCCACAAACATCAGTTCCTATTCCTTCATTTAGTTGAACTTTAACTGATTCGTTTAGTGATTCCATAAATGCACCTTGTGTAGATGGGTTGGATACAAAATCCCATCCTATTAATTCAAAATCTTCTCCAACTTTTACTTTGTTTCCTCCCATAGATTCTACTGAACCCATTCCTCTTGATGATATACCTAAACGAATACCCGCTCTTAAAAGTTCTTTAAGGATGTTTCCAGATGGGGTTGGTAGTATTTCTACTACACCTACTACATCATCACCATTCCAAGAACACTCTCTAATGTTATGTGATACATTTTTAAGAGATACAACTGAGGATTCAGGATGGTCTAATTCCCCTAACGCTCTTTTTTCAGTAATTAATTGTTGGTATTTCTTTACTTCTCTTTCCAATATTTCTTTTGGATACACTCTACCATTTTGGTTCTGAGCATCGGCTCTTTGTAATACACCTTTAACCAAAACTACTCCATTTTCGTCTTCGTTAATCTTTCCCTCAAATAAGTGTGTTTCTATTAAAAGTGATTTCATTCGTTTTGATTTATTTTAATAATCCAATTGCCATATCCTTAACTTCTCTTTCTGCTCCGGCTGCATATTTCTTATTACAAATTGCAATCGTATTTCCAGGTACAGGAATCATATACATCGGAATCATTTCGGTTACGAAAGTATATTTAATACCAGCTTTTTTTAATTCAGCTCCAACTCCCATAAATGAAGATGCTGCGGTTGCCGCTGCTTCAACTTTATCTAAATCTGCATCATATTTTCCTTCTGCAATTGTTCCTTCGTTTGGATATGCTTTATCAACTGCATTAAAGAATTCTTTCTTTTTTTCATCTGAATCTAATTCAGCAGGTGAATTGATTCCAAATTTATCCATCACACCTTTGAAAACCTTTTGGTATTGAGTCATTTCTTCCTCAGTCATTTCCATTTTGGTTCTCAATTTATTTACAGATGCCGCCAAATTCATTTTATCTAATCCGATTGCATCAATAACTCTAGCTATAATTTGTAATTTTTGTTGGTTGTTCATCTTAACACCTTGCATCTTATCAGTTGCCTGGTCTAATTTTGATGCTACCGATGTTGGAATGTTAGCAGTATTCACATCAGATGCTGCTTCTTTATGAATTTCTTTTAATCTTTCAGATACCCCACTCCACGCTTTTTCAACTTTATTAAAAAAGTCTTTCTTTTCATCATCGGATTTGAAATCAGCGGGTGAATCTACACCATGCTTTTTAAGCATTGACTGGAAAAAGGATTGATAATCTTTTTCTTCTTGAAGAACTTCACCAACTAATGCTTTTAATTGTTCCTTAGTTATTTTCATACAAATTACTTTTTAAGATAGGTCACATTTTTACCAATTTTCGATAACCTCTCTCTTATTCTATAAATATGGTGATTAGTTCTTTTCCAAAAATTTTCACCTTTCATAGCATTTTCTTTTTTAATCTTACCATACCATTCTAAAAATTTTTCAATTTCGTCCAATTTTCGGCGAGTTTCTCTAATACCTAATCCTATTTTTTGGTTAGGTGTAAGAGTATTATCTAATCTTAATTTATGGAATCGATTTTCAGTAAGAGATGAATAACCAGTCAATGCGGCCATTCTTTTTACATAATCAGATGTATGTTTGCCATCTTTAGCAAATGCACGAGGAGTATCATATCCCGCAACATCACCTGTCGTTGTTACTTCTTTTTTTAACTCTTCCTCTTCTTCTTTTAATTCGGAAAGTATTTCTTTAATCTTATTTTTTAACGCTTCTAGCTGATTTGACATTTCTAATTTCCTTTAGTAATTCGTATGTAAGCATTAAAACTGAAACTTGTTTCTCACTATTTTCTTTCAAAAAGTTATCAGATTTAAATAACTTAACCATTTCCGTTATTTTAATTTTAGTTACTTTATCGGTAATGTCTTTGGATTCCGAAATCAAAGAAGTTAATACCTTCTTTGCCTCTTCACTAATAAATTTGGAGAATGTGGAAGTATTAGAAACATTATTAATAAATTCTCTTAAAAGACCTTTTTGAGAATCATCTAAATTTGAATATTTTGAGTTGAAATTTTCAATTAATAACTTATAAGTTAGTAATCTTAAATCTTCGGATTGTTTTTTAAACTCTTCGTATAACTTATCCTGAGGTTTGTTTGAAAGTTTTTTAGTAGTAATGTGCTCTAAAATAGTATTGTTAGAATCGATAAAATCTCTAATTTCTACTTTTCTACCGTGTATTTTACTTTCAAATATTTTGTAAATGGAAGCCAATAACTTATAGTTTTGTAAATTAGATGAAAGGAACTTTTCTAACTCATAAGATTCCTTAATCGTTCTAATAAGATTATACTTCTCCTTTGCAAGTTTTGATTCATCTAATTTCTTTCTCTCTTCTACCACTTCTGATAAAAAGAGTTTAGCATCATCTGAATTAGAGAATTTCTCTTTTGTTATCCAATTATATAATTTTAATTCTTTTGCTAACTCTCTTTTGGAATTAAAGAATTCTTTAATAATTTTTTCCGACAGGTTTTTATTTGTGTTGGATAACACCTCTTGTGTGATTTGTTTTACCAACAATTCAAATAAAATAGCTGTATTTTTAAACTTTGAGTGTTTAACTTTCATTACAAACGTCTGTTTTACAATTATATATGTAAATATTTACATAATATAAATATCAAATAACTTAGGATTACTTAAAATTTATATGTCTGTCAATATATTTTTATCATCTAATAAAGAACCGCTATCATCATTTGATATATCGGTATCCTCATTAATCATCTTTTTACTATTATTTTTATCGTAACGTGATTGTATTTTTTTCCTAATTGTATCTTTTATAAACTTTTCCTTTTCAGATACATTTTTTAGTTTAGATACCAATCTTTCTTTTCGTGTTTCTCTTCCGAAGTTTCTCGTAATGTCATCTTTACCCAATGGGTCTCTACCAAATGCATTATCATCAGTTCCTCTATCTCCAGCCTCTGCCGGTCTTCCACCTTTTTTACCATTCTCCGCACTTGTTTCAGCCTTATCCTTTATTACGGGTTCTCCCTCCTGCACCGGTTGTTCTTCTTGTTGAGGTTCTTCTTGTGGTTGTCCCGGTTGAGGTTGTTGTGGTTGAGCCTGTTCCTCTTCGTATGGATCAACTCCCTCATTTTCTATTTTGTTTAATCTATTCAAATCAAATGTATCAGTTACAACATCTTCTTTGTTTAAATCAATTTCTTCATCAGATAATTTGAATATGTTTTTATAAATCCAATCGTTAGAAATCATTTTTAAGGCCTTCATATCAGTTGCCAATCTAACTTTCTCCGTCCATAAGTTTATTTTCTCTTGCTCATAGATTGTAGATGGATTAGTTAATTCTAATTGGAAATCAACTACATCTCCCCCTTCAAATCCATTTGCAATAAGGTGAGCAATTGCAACTTGTGTTAATTCCGATACTACAACTCTTTGAATTCTCTCAATCGTTCTAGCAAATCGTATATCCTCCGCCGCCAAAGTTGCTTTACCATTTATATCCTCTTCATATCCTAAGAACGCCTTTGGAACTTTTAAGGCTGCAAATAATTTTGCTTTTAAGTAATCTATATCTTCTATCGCAGAATAATTTAGACCATTAAGGGTATCAATTTGAGTTCCACTATCTCCACCTCTCACCGGCATAAAAAAATCTTCGGTGATGTTCATCATATTATATTTAAGATTATAATCCCCCGTCTTCTGATCTTGGAATGGGGTTTTCTTAATCTTATTTATAATTTTTTGCATATAGTTATCTACCTCTTGCGGTGGTATATTACCTATATCGATTTTGAATATTCTTTTTTCAGGTGCTCTCATAATACGATGTATCATCATCGCATCTTCCATTAGGGTAATTTGTTTCCACAATCTTCTTGCATTCTCAATCATAGATTTACCATAAGGTAAATAATTGGTATCGGAATACAAACGGAAATGAGCCATCTCATAGTTATCGTATTCCTTTTTACCTAAATAATCAGGATCGACTGTGAATTTAATACCCGCTTCATGTCTATTGATTCTAGATGGATCGTGTGGATTTTCGGTTCTCTGTGTATGATATACCGATTGTGGGAATACATTAACAACTCCCTCTCCCTCTACTATTTCCAAAGTTAAAAATTGGTCACCGTATTTTGCTAAGTTTCTAACCCACGGCCATAGATTAAATTCTATGTTCATTATATCATAGAATAGATTATGTAAAACTTCCTTAACATTTTGGTTTGAAGTTTTAATAGTCAATACATCTCCAAATTCATTTTTAGTTGTTGATTCATCGGCGTATATATCTAATGCCGATGCTATAATCGGGTCTTGATCCATTGCATCGTAATCCAAAAACAACTCTCTTCTGATTGTTTGGTATGAGAGTTGAGATTGTAATGCATTGTATTGGTAGCCAGTTTGTAGTTTATAGAATCTATCCTTAACCGTTTTTAGATTCGATAAAGCCTGACTATTTTCAGTATCAACAACTTTCGTTTTTCCATCTTCTCTTCTAACAATAACATTAGTAGAGAACAATTTTCTCATTCTTTCGAAAAACGAATTATTATTTTTTTCTGCCATTTTATTTGTTTTCTATAATTCTGATAATCAAATTACCATTTCCTTTAATTACTCTATGAAACTTATGATTTTTTATTTCAATTTGTTTCCCTTCTATCAAATCAATTGGTAATTCATTATCTAATTGAATTTTCCAATTTTTTCCTCCTAAAACTAAAAGGGTTCTATCCCACTCATCCTGATGCCACAATAACTCCCTTTCATCTATATCTCCTTTAAATAACCTATATCTTTTGTTTTCGTTTATGAATACATCTATATACTTTTCCTCCATATCAAATCTATGAATAATTATTCAAATTTCCAACTATTCTTACCAATATCTATAAGCCGGTTCTGATAAACCCAACTGCTTAGCATACTTTGGTAGATTACACGCCCACCATCTTGCGGAGGTTTTATCCTTTTCGGTATCACAATTGTGTCTCGCCGCAAAAGCCTTACTCGCTTCCAAATCGTTTATCTTCACTTTAAGACCGGTTGTATCTCCCCAAGCTACTTTCTTTACACTATCACCATCTTTAACATAAACGTAGAACTTTTTAGGCCCACCTTTTTTAGGCTCATTTAATTCAACCTCTTTTCCCTGATGTTCAGCTTCTAAAATAGGAAAATCTAACCATACTTCCTTACCTTCATAAATTCCCTTTTCACCTAAATCAGTTTCTTTTACAAACCACTTATCTTGTGCATTTTCTAAAACTAACTTATTCTCATTAAATAGTTCTCTTGCACTTCTAAACATTTCAAAATACTTAGTCGAACCGTATCTATAAATGGATTCGTGAATAGGAGTCCCCACTTTTTGGTGGTATCTTAACCCTTCATTTATTGTTTCTATATTTTCTGCTATAATTTTCATACATATAAATATTAGAGTAACCATCTTATATCTTCATTTCCATCGCCAATATTCATTTCATATGGATTTCCTCTCATTCTTTCGTTTGCTGAACCCATAGAAAAACCTGTTGTAGAAATAGAATTGATGGCAACTTTTGCTAAATCCATTCTCTCTTGTCTTAAACGAAGTGCGGTATCCCTCACCCATAACCCAATTGAGAATGCCATAACTAAGTCATCGTTGTAACCCCTCATTGCTTCCGCTCTATTCGTCAGCCATATAAAAGTAAAGAGCTCATCAATCAATCTTAAGGACTGAACCACAACCTCTTTATTTCTGAAGTATTCATCTAATTTGGAAATAATTAAAGGTCGAGTTTTAGCAGATGTTGTAAATCCAGCTACCTGCCTTCTTTCTTCCGCATTAAATTTATTTGTATATTGTTTCTCTATATCAATATATTTGTAATCCTGAGTTTGGTAATAAAGGTTTTGGTAATTTCTGTCGATTACCTGTTGAATTACCGCCCACCCAATATTTGCATTCTCTATTACTAAAAGTGCATTATTCCAATCGGTAGCCACGCTAACTAAAAAATTACCGAAATCTTTAGTTTCCATTTTACCCCTATATTCTGCCACCTGCACATTATTCACAACATCAAAGACATGAAATGTGGAATAATCCGAACCATCGCCTCTCGCCACGTCGGCTACAACCATATATGATTTTTGATAATCTGGATACTCCCATTTCCAATAGTTTCCATCGAATCCACTTTTTTCTATCGGGTCTTTAACAAATGTTTCCTTATACCACATCAACAATTCGGGTGCAATAACGGTATCACCAGAAGAAATGAAGTCGCAATCACACTCTTGTGCCGCTAACTTTTCTCCTAATACTTTTGTTTGTTCATCTCTCCACCTTTGGTCTCTCTCAGGATGAACCGTCCAATGCAAATAGATTGGATTAAATTCATTTGTTCCTTCTTCTGCTCCCACCCATTGTTGGTGAAACCAGTTACCCACACCATTTGGAGTAGATAATGCTATACAACTACCACCGGTTGATAGGGCGGGAGTTGCAGATGCCCAAATTTCATTAATATCTGGAACGAATGCCGCTTCATCGACTACTAAAAGTGATAGGGCTTCAGAACGACCTGCATCAGGTGAAGATGGGATAGCTTTTACTTGCGAACCATTTACTAATCGTAGTGAAAGTTTGTTATCTTCCTGTGTTGCAACTTTTAACCAACTAGGTAAGTTATCATACATAACTCTTACCTTCGTAACGAGATTTTTAGCAACCTCTTGCTTAATAGCGATTACCAACACATTATAATCCTGATTAAAAATCATTTTCCACAAAGAATACCCTGCTGTCAAAGTGGATATACCTGTCTGACGTGATTTTAAAACTAAATTATATCGATGGTCTTTAAATTGTAGTAACGTCTTTTCTTGATAGGGAAACAACTCAAAACGTAGCTTTCCTTTTGTAGGATGTTGAATCTTACAGTATTTGCGCATAAAATATACCGGATCTCCGGCACATTTTTTGTATTCTTCTCTGATTACATCTTTTAATGATAATCCTTTATCTTGCATCAAATAATCTATTTAGAATTGGGTTATCTAAATTTTTTAGTTTAGATTCATAAATAACTATATCTTCTTCCAATTCTTTTAATCCCTTTTCGATATTTTGAATTTCTAATTCCATATCCGCTTTCATCTCATCCATCGGTTTTGGTAGATGCCAAATCTCAATTCTACCATCTTCCAAAATTTGTTCATAGTGTGGTTTTAATTCCTTGATACCATCTTCGATTTGAGATTTCGCTTCGGTGGCCTGAGCGACGGCTCTTCTAAATAATCTAAAGTTTTTATACTCTTCAAATATACCCAATTTTTGGGCCTCACTATCCATTTCAACATTACAATCAATACAATAGCCAGATTCTTTAATCAGAATTTTATCATTTGCACCATACTTTTGTTTTTGACAATTTGAATTGGCACATTCTTCTTTCTTTCTTAAAAACTCTCTAATTGATTGAAATACCTCGTGATTTTTTCCGGTTTTCAGAACATATCCCTCTTTTTGTTCGTATTGATATGTTTCATCTTCCCATTTTTCCCCAACCTCTCTTTTTACATTTGGGTTGGATTTTTCATATCCGAATGATTTGGAAGGGTCTTCACCTCTAAATACATAATCCACCAATTCGCGGCGGGTTTTATGCATTAAATCTTTTCTAAATTCTTTTTTTGCCATAACCTTTATATATGTATATATATTGAAAAATTGCCTTTAAGATATTTTTTTAACCTCTATCTTTATTTTTGGAGTATATCCATCTGGTAAATTTACCTTTATACCCTCAAATGATTCCACTTTATTTTCAAAATAAGATAATTGAAAAATTTTATCAGTAAGGTTTAATACTAATTGGGATGAAGTACTCATTTTTTTAGTATCCCTCTTCATATTCAATGGGGAGTCATCCTTATAAAAATTCTTTCTCATTAAAGGCGCAATCAGATTCCAATCCTCTGCTTTATCCATTTGCTTTTCAGCACTTAATTTTCTTACGATTGAACTTTTATAATCAGGCCCATCGGTGTATCCTGCATCAGTATAATAGTGTCCATGATTAGTTCTAACCATAGGGTGTTCTCTATTTATCAAATTTATTTTAGGATTATGTTTGGAAGTAGTTTCTACTGAGATAGTATTTTTAGGTGAACTTATGAATGTATGACCTTTAATACCACCTTCATATTGAACTGCATATCTTATAGCTTCTTTTAAATTAGAAGAACCCAATGCTTTCCTTATTTTAGCACCATCCTTTGATGGTTTACCTTTTTTCTTTACTATCTTTTTTTCTTCCTCATCAAATCCAACCATAAGAGCAGTATTCACAATACCTATCCCATGTTCGTTCATTCCTTCACTCCAATCGGTTATTATATCATGTAAATAAACTACCTCTACTCCATCGATTAGAGTATGAATAACTTCTAATTGGGGATTGTAAGCTCTATCTCTATTTTTAGCCAATATAAATTTATCACCAATTTCTTTGGAAACAATTATACATTCACCCAACATTATTTTATCAAATAAATTATTCATTTATGGTCATTTCCTATATAAATATTTTAATTCGAAACAATTATTCAAAAACCAAATGTTTATTGAAACTATTTTTTAAAATTTCATTAAATTTTACCTCATTATATTTCACATCAAACAAAAAAGCTACTCTGGTAGTATTTCCATTGTTTATTACTTTGTGCTCAATTCGTTGTGAATCAAACCAATGAACAACCCCATCTTCAAACTTTATCTGATGTTCAACCTCATTTAATTTAAAATGGTTTATACATTCAGCATTTGAAATTACCGGCATTATGAATCTTCTATATTCATGTCCACCATCTTTGTGCCAAAAAAGTCCTCCATCAGGCTGCGCGAAGAAAAGAAAAATGTTATCAAACTCAACCCCGCTAAAAATAGGTAAAACCTCATTATGAAAGTATTTTAATCTACTAAACCTACTTACATCGGTATCGAAACTTTCCATTTTTAAATTATCGTTGGAAACTGATGATGTATCATAATAACGATTTATTTCGCCTAATAATTCATCACTATCAAATGTTAATTTAGATTTATATAACTCCATTATCTACTAAATGTAAAGATTCCTAAAATTTGGTTTAATGGTGCAAATGCCCCTGTCAATTTAAAAGTGTTTCCTTTGTAAGTAAATACAATACCTTCATTTGGAACTATCTTATCAAATCCTCCCAACGCTTCAATTCTTGCCAACTCAATTCCTAATTTATCCAAATTCTTAGCATCCCCGGTAGCTCTAATTGAATTAATAGCGGTTTCCAATCTACCTACCATTTGTTGTTTAGCCGCATCAGGATTTACCGTCAATACTGATGTCATAAATGATAATACCTCTGCCCCTACTCCTAAAAATATAGTTTCAAATTTAAGAAGATTATCCTTTGTTATTTTTTGTTGGTCTTGTTTTTCTATTTTTTCTGCCCACTCTCTATTCTTATCATCTTTTATATCCTTTATTCGGAATCCTTTATCACCGAAAGCCCATCTCTTTACCAATCCTATTTTTTGTTGCTCATCTAATCCTTTTGTATTTTTATTTACAAAATCCAACCACCAAGCCTGATGATAATCTGCAACACCATTCTTTTCAGTTAATCCAAATTCGTTTTGAAGTGTTTGAATTTTAGATAAAAACAAAGATTGTTTTGCTTTAAGGTCTTTATTTACTGGCAGTTTTTGTATAGGAGGCCCTTGCAATTTGAATTTAGATTGAACATCTGCATTTACCTTCTTTACCATTGCCGCCAATTGAGCTCCCGCTTCTGGATTTTCTCCAATTGCAGTTCCCTCTTCATCATATTCCATAGTTCCATGAAATACTAAAAGAGATTGACCATATGGTATTACATTTGTATTTTCAGGATAAATGATTTCACAATTCATAAAGCACTTACCATCTTTGAAAATTTTCTTTTTACTACTATCGGAAAGGGATTTAATTGCAGATTCCAAATCTTTAATTGCAAAGCTAAATGCATCTGATACCGAACCTCTTCCTGCAAATTTAGTAATTACATCTTGAACTCCCATCGCATCTTTACCTCTATTTTTAAGATGTGATTTATTACGGGCAGCAACTAATCTACCACCAACCCAACTAATCGCCAATGCCTGCCCATCAGTTTTCTCTCTTGCCAATTCCAACTTACCACTCAATGCTTGTTTTACAATTCGTTTCAGATCTCCGAATGTAAGGTTCATTTGTATATCGAATGGGTGGTTCATATGTCCATACGCACCACCTTCGGTTATAAGAGATTCTTTTACTGGTTCATATCCTCTATCTTCGGTATCCTTTGTATCATATTGGTGACCAGGTTTCTTTTTTCTTTTATCATCAAAATCTATTGTATCCAATTCAGGATGATGCCCCATATCTTTTGTATAAGATGATGTTTTATGGTGAAGTGTAAAATTACGGTCAGCCTCTCCATCATAAGGATGATTATGTGAATGTATAGTTTCGGTTTTAGCTTCTATTCCTGCTAACTTTGTATAATACTTTGGGTCTTCAAATAGATGGTCTAATGCAATCTCTTTTGCAACATTAGTATCGGTAGTATGTTCTCTTTCTACTTTATATCCTTTTCTAAATTCATCAGCTAATTCTTTTTGAGTTATATTATGTTTTCTTGCTATATCACCCAAACTCATTCCGGCAGATAACCCTCCTCTAATTACATCTTCCTTTTTTATTTTCTCCCAACCATCAACCCCCTTTGGTTTCTCAACAGGTTTTAAATCACTTGTCACCATATTAGAAACCTTGTAATATACCTTTCTAAATGCAGATTCTTTGTCCTTTCTCTTTCCCTTACCTCTCATCGCATCCGCTTTTGGTTTATCCATTTGGGTATATCCTAATTGTTTAAACCACGGCTCAGGTTTTCCTCTATCCAAAATTCTTAAAGTCCCATCTGGAATATACATAGTAGCTGGTTCTCCTTCATCGGCCCCATACCCACCTAATGTAGTTTCTACTAATCCTTCTTTCGTTATTTTATTAAGAGTAAGGGTGATTAATTTAAAAATCTTCTCATCAAATTTAGGATAGGCTTTCATAAATCCAACCTTTCTCTCTTCATCACTCCCCTTACCTAACCAATTTCTAACATCAGTTCCACTAATAGGATTTGATTGAGATGGTGAAATATACACATATCCTTTATCCATATATCCCTCCATATCTTTACCATCTTTATATGGTTCAAAGTATTTACCGCTCAACCTCATCTCATCCTTTTCACCAACAGCAGTAATAAATGCGGTAGTTTTTGAATCAAATTTATTTAAAATTTCAACAGGTGCATATGGATTTTTAATTTGAACTACTTTGTTTGATGGAACTCCAAACATTTTAGTGATGATATATTTCTTTTCCTTAAACCCAAATGGAGATTTAACATTATCGGTTTTATTTGATGTTCCGATATAAACATTTTCTTTTCCAAATTTCCTAACCAACAATTGGTATGTGGCAAAATGGCCCTTATGGAAAGGTTGGAATCTTCCACTATATACAACAACCCTATCCGAAGTTTGTTCTCCTAATAGGGCTTCCATCAAAAATTTAGTTAAATTATTCATCATACGATAATAAATATTAAAGATTGTGATAATGTTCAATTATATAATCATATAATAAATTCCCAAAGTTTTTGTGAGCAAAATAACCAGGATGTAAATCATCTATCAAAAAATCACATTCTTCGGTAATTGTGGATTTCATTTCTACTGCATATTGATGAAAATCTTCAATAGTTCTGTTTAAAACTTTTAATTTTAAAGAATTATTTTTCCTAAATTCATCTTCAATGCCATTTAAAAGCTCACCTCCAAAAAATATATATTTTATTTTATTATGTTTAAGATAGCCAAAAAATGTGTTTATTTGCCTACTTAAATTTAGATAATAAGATTTTTTTGAAAAGAAATTATCATAATAAGATTTTAATGCAGAATGTATTTTTAAATTATCATTAGCAAATTCTTCACTATAATAACCCCTAGTTCCATATAATCCACTAATAGAATTATCGGAATAATCATTATTTGTAAAATGTAAATTACCTATTATATAATCATTTAATTTATTAGAATATAAATCTAATCTACCCAAAGATGGTAATTCTAAAATAAGAAGTATTTCATCTTTAATTTTATAATTTGATTTTACAAAATCATAAGCCATTCTTATTACTCTTTCAGACCCCCCTCCACTAGTCGCTTCATTAACTGATTCGGCGTTTAGTTTATGGGATAATACACTACTATATAATACATCATTTATATTTTCCCAACTAATGTTGTATTTTGAATTATAGTATTCAACGATACTCATTCCATTTCTTAAAATGTGTTGATTTTCTAATCCACCGCCCGCACTATGTGAGCAACCATTACAATATATTTTTTTGGCATTCATATCCTTCTTTTATAATGGCTTTAACGGAATCTATTTCACTTTTTTCGTAATCAAACGATAATAATTTCATTTGATTATATATTAAAGTTTCTTCAGATTCTCTTAACTTATCTTTTAGTTCTTCAATCGGTAAATTTGATAATCTAATTATTTCCCCAATTACTTTTTCTAATCTAACTTTATCATCTAATTCCTCATCATAACTTTCATCTATTAAACCATTAAATGTTTTAAATCCCATATCTCTTATGTCTTTAAGATAATGGGGAGGCCCTGCAACTAAAAAAGGTTGTAAATACATAATTGGCTTGAATACCTTTTCTGATACAAAACCCTGTGGTTTGAAAAATATAGTATCACTAATTAGGCTCATCGCACTTTCTTTATATGGTCTTATATCTTCAAACCCATATCCACTTATTTTAAAATTGGTTTCAAAATCTACTTTTTTCTCTTCCAATGAAATAAATAACTTATAATCATCAATATATCCCAAATCTTTTAATTGGTTTTCGTAATCATATCTTACTCCACCTAATGTATCATAGAATTTTGGATTGTATGAAATTAGAAATTTATCTATTATATTGTTCTTATGTATTTCCGAAATTATCTTAACCCTATGATGATGTGGATATTGATTGAAGCTAAGAAAATGGTATTTCTTCTCTTCGTAATTCAAAATTTGCGAAACATCGTTTGATTTTAAATTATGTTGAAAGTATCTACTACTTCGATTTAAATAATAATTTATTTTTATAAATGAAACGTTTTTTGATTTATATTTAGTAAAATCGTTTAGATAATCATTGTATAAAAAAATTATTTTTTTATATGATATGGTTTTTAGTATCTCTTCAACAAAATAATCATTTAAATGCCCCTCATGTGAATAGTTAATTACTATTGTAGCATTTATCTCTTTTAGTTTTTCAAATAAACCTTTATCAATTTGCTTAATATGATTTTTAAAAAAATCTATGTGCCCAAATGGCTCAATTACAAAGAAAGTTTTTTTAGAGCAGAATTCATTCTTGCGTTCTATCGCTTCATCAACTGAAATCCGATTAATTGTTAATTTGGTTTTAGGATCAAAACCATTTTGGGGAATAGATTGAAACCCCATTCCATTCCATAAAACACTTATTTCATTACCAAAATTGTTGAAAAGGGCCTTAATTAAATGCCCCATATCACTAGAATTATTTTCTAATAACCAATTTATGGAAAAATCTAAAACATTTTTTGGTTGACAGTTTGGTAAAATTAAATTATTAACTTTATTTTCGTATAATAAATTAAGCTCCATAATATAATTCAGGATACTCAACTAAACAATGTACACCTTTATTATTCATAGCATATTTGTATGATAGTTCGATATCTTGCCAAGATTTTAAATCGTGAAATTCTATATTTTTACAAATACTTTTAAATTCTTCCAAATAGTTACCCTTATGTTGATGTCCTGGATCCAATGGTTTATCAGAACCTTTACCTAACCTAATTAAGACATGGGGTTTAACACCTGTCATCATTTCATACTTATCTAAATGATTTACCATTTGGTTAGTAGCTGAAATAATAAAATCCCAACGAGGATAGAATGTTACAACTAATTTACCCGCCATTGCCAATCCTAAACTCATACCCATTTGTGTTTCTTCCATAACGGGTAATTCAATCATAAGATTTTTATCAACATTATCTAACGTTGTGCTCATAGGATTTCCTCTATAAACTATTTGTTGGCCTATAAAAATTACATTTTCTTTTTTTGCCAACTCCTCCATCATCTTTGATAAGGTGTCTTTATAGGGAGTATATTCTGGTGAACTCATATAATATATTTTATTAATTCTTCGTTTACAAATTTATTATTTATTATTGATGATGGATGCCCATACCAATCAAAATTACCACTTACATTTTCACTAAATAAAACTTTTTTTAATCCATTATAATTATCTAATTCCGCTTGCTTTTTAATAGCGTATTCATATAACCCACCCTTTCTTAATCCCTCATCTTCGTAAAACCAAAATTTATCAAATGGTATTTTATCTAAATAAATTTTAAAGTATTCACTCTGATTGTAATAATAATCAAAACCTTCGTTTAAACAAATTTCACCTTCGTAAACATTTCTCGAATAGAACTCAGGCTCATAAAATATATCTTTTATTGTAAAATACTTATAATCAATTTTTTCACTATCTAAATAATTTGATAAATCTAACACCGTTTCAACAAATGAATATGAATGCTGTTTACTTAATTTTATATGTAAGGTTTTTAAAATATTATCTATTCCCAAATACTTTGAATTATTAACTTCATAATATCCACCTGTCAAAAACCAAAACTCATTCTTGTAATTTTTTGGATTGGGTAAATAATTGTTTGTGTGAGAACCAATTTCAAGTTCTCCATAATAATCTTTTATCAAAAATGAATGTCTATAAGGTTGTGTCCATTGAGTAAAAACTTTATCAACTATACCACCATTTTTTTTAATGTATTCAACCCAATATGTTACAGTTCTTTTAATAGTATTATTATCATTAGTTGGATTACCTAAATTTAATACTACATAATCTTCCCCTAATTTATATTGTAACCATTCAGGCCACTGCCACTCTTCCCTATTATTATCTTTTTTTAGATGGTTAAGTGGTTTTAAATTAGTAAAAGAACATCCACTACATATAATGTATTTTTTATCCTTTAAGATATACACTCTTATACCAATTTATAGTTTTTTCTAATCCTTCGTAAATTGTGGTTTTTGCACCCCAACCTAATTTATCAAATATTTTAAACGAATCAATTAACCTCACCGGAATCATCGGAGCCTTATTATTTACATATTCAATCGGAGATTCTAAACCTTCAATTTCTTTCAATACATTAATAACATGATTTACTGAATAGCCTGAATTAGAACCCACATTATAGATTTCATGCCCTTCTTCCTTTTCCATAATAACCTGCAATGCTTCTACAAAATCTTCAACATAAAGAAGGTCTCTCACTTCAGTACCATCTCCCCATACAGGAATTGGATTTAATCTAGTTGCAACTTTAATAATAGAAGCGGGTGTAACGTGGCATTTATCCAAATCATATTTATCATGCGGCCCATATAAATTTGCTGGTCTAACAATTACGGTCTGCATTGGATTGATAAGGATTTCAGAATACATCTTACAAAGAACTTCTGCATATCGTTTCATCCAACCTACCGGATAATAAGTTTTATAGATTGATTCGTATAGAAAATCGGATTCACAAACTGGTCTATCACCGCTTTCTGGATAAATTGTAGATGATGATAAGAATATAAATTTCTTTATCTTATTCTTATACGCCTTCTCTAATGTTAATGCGTTTATTATTACATTAGGAGTAACATGAAGTAGAGGAGCATAAATTGTATCAACTGCATTAGAAGTTGAGGCTGCACAATGAAACACCACATCAACTCCCTCCATAATTTGATTAACAAAATTTTCATCTCTTAAATCTCCCTGAACTGATTCACCGAAACCTTCTAAATTTCGAGTGTATCCATGATTACGAAGGTTTTTATATCCTTCGTTGTATAATCTTTCTGCCAAATTTCTTCCTACGAAACCGGTAGCACCTAATATTAGGATTTTGCTTTCTTTATTCATATAACTTCTTTTAATAAAATATCATTAACAAATTTTTTCCAAGTTTTTGTAGAGGGATGTCCCGCTACTATTGTATTACCTTCTATCCACCTATCTTCTTCTATATTATCATATATCCACTCATATACTCCTCCATATTCACCATATTCATTCTTATAAAACCAACACCATTTATCCCAATCAATTAAATCATAAAATCTTTTAATATAAAGGAGATGTTCAAATCTTTTCTCACTACCTCTATAATTAAATTTTTTTTCAGAATATAATTTTTGAAGTATTGGTTCAACTTCCTCATATCTTAATGGATTGATAACCACTTCATTATTTTCTATCTGTCCATCAAATATACATTCTTCGGTTGATAAATTATCTTTTATAAAAAAAGTTTTTAGTTTAATTCCTTTACTTTCCACAAAACAAATAAGATAATGAAACCATTCTAAAAAAGAAAGTGTATCTTCTTCATCACTTTGAACCCATTTTATTTTTGATTTAAAGAATTCCTTTTCTTTTTCAAAATCATCTTTTTCTTCCATCCAACCGTAATAAAAATTACCACTCAAAGCGTAAAATCCATTTTCATAATTCGTATAAGTATAATCAGTTTTATGAACAGTTGAATTTGGTATAGTTGGAATGTAAATCGAATCCCTATTGAAAAATGTCCAACATGCTAATAAAGTTATATCACTTATACCTTTATCTAACAATTCATTTGCTTTATAAATTAAACTTCTAACAATAGTTTTTACATCATTTGTAGGTGAGCCAACATTATATACATTTTGATAATGCTCTTTTAAATGTTCTGGCCAAAAATAACTCTTCTTATCTAACGTCGCGTGGAAATTAGTAAAAGAACAACCACTACAAATTATGTGAGATGTAGTATTCATAGGTTTTTTCTAATGCTTTTTCAAATCCCAATTTTGGTAATAATCCAACTTGCTCTTGCTTAGTTGTATCCATTTGTCTTCTACTATCCCCATTTGGTTTAGATGTATTCCAATCTATTTTCAAATCTTTCCCACTAATTCTAATAAGAGATTCTATCATTTGTTTTATAGTAATTTCTTCCCCCGCTCCAAAGTTAATTGTGGTGTGTAGTTTTCTTTTATATAAATCTAAAACTGCATCTGCCACATCTCCTCCATATACGAAATCTCTAATAGGAGAACCATCGCCCCACGCTTCTATCGAATCACCCTTTGCTTCTACAATCTTTTTAATAGTAGATGCAATTACAGTACCCTTACCACTAAAATCATCATATTCTCCAAATATATTTGCAGGTCTAATGATTGCCCAATTGTGATAATTGTATTGAACTCTATACGCTTCTAATAAAATTTCACCCATTCTTTTACTCCACGATGGAAACCAGTCTGCTTCACCAGGTAATGTTTTCCATACTGAATCCTCAACAAATGTTTCAGCAGGTGCATAAACTCCTACTGAACTCATAAACACTAACCAAATGTTATTTTTAGCACATTGATTGATTATTTCGGTATTTATTTTAAATGATGGATATAAAAAATCAACTGGCTTTTCTTTTGCTCTAACGGGTGAACCCTTTACACCAAAACAATTAAATACTACATCAAACTTATTAATAAACAAAGATTCAATTGCAAATGGTTTTGTCAAATCCTCTTGAATAAATTCCCAACCAACCGATGGTAGATGTTTTCCTTTTTTTAAATCAACCCCAATAACCTTATAACCTTCATTGAGGCACTTCTTCAGTAAATGTGTTCCTACTAAACCATTTACACCTGTTATTAAAACTTTTTTCATTTATAATTCTCTTAAATCGTTAATCGTTTCATCAATCATTTTTGAGAATGAATACTCAAAAAATTTCTCTTTATTCTTTTTAATCTTTTCTATATTGTTATTATAAAAATTTATTATAGATTGTTCACCTAACTTATAAACTTTTCTAATCTGCCCTAATGCATCATTTAATCTTTTTTGATTATCAGGCATCGAATCAAATGAGTAATCAATAAGCGAATCGTATAATTCAAATCCTAATTCAGTAAGGTATTGATGAGAACCCATATCACCAATTATTAAAAAAGGGTGACAGTTTGCCAATGCCTTAAAACTTTTTTCAGTAAGATTTAAACTATTATTCTCAAATGAGGTTTCAGTTATAATGTTAAAATAAGTTTCAGAATAATGTGATTTAGTCGTATATTTTAGATTTGAAAATACGTCGTTTTGGTTATTAGGGTAATCCCAATCTAATACATTAAATCCAATTCTATCAAATTTATTATAATATGCAATTAAATCATACAGTTCAACTTCTTTTGATTCCAATTCCCTTCTATTAAAATTATCATTTTTAATTAATATGGAAACATATGTATCATCAATTAATCCATTTTTAATCAACCATAAAATAAGTTGAACTCTAAATGTTTTGGTAGTATTTTTATTATAACTTAAAAAGAATTTTTTCTTTTCAGAATTCAAATACTCATTTACATTTAATAATCCGATTTCCGAGCCTCTACAATCAATGGATTCATATTTTATATCTCTATAATGGTCTACTAAAAATCCAAATAGATAAGGTTTATGAATTACTTTAATTCCATGCTTATTAAATAATTCGGAATATTTGTTATTAGTAGCAACAACTATTTGATTAATGGCTAAGTTAAACTTATCCTTAAATAATATTAATCTGGAAAAAAATGGATTTTGATTAGTTCCTTCGTGAAAATTGGAAAATACAATTTTAACATTTGGTTTATCCTTTACCATTTCAAATACTTTTTCAAAGTATTCTTTGTTGCTATCTATTACATTTGAATTCATTTCACCTATTATGGACAAATTCCATATAATAGGTTCTTCATTATTTAATTCAAATATTGGATTGGCAAATCCATAGTTCCAATCTAAATTTGATATATGACAAAAGGGATACCCATTGGGTATATTCTTAAAATCAGTATTCTCATAATAAAATTTCATATTCGGCCTTTATTTTGTCATAGTATTCATTCTCTGAATCAAAGTATAAAGATAATTCTTTTATTTCAGATTTCCAAATTTCAATGTTATCTTTAAATACCTGATAAAATATATTATTTTTTTCAGAATGTTTAAATTTATTCATTTCCTGTTCATACCCCCAATCAATTAATTCTTTTGTTTTAAGGTATTCATCAAATGAATTAATATCTATATATGTTATCTTTGCTCCCAAATCCCTTAATTGATTCATATATAAATAAGCGTAGTAGTGGTGGCGCTCAACATGAGAATCTTTATAGATAGCATAATTTAATACATATTTTTCTATTAAAACTTTTAGGCAATCAACATCTTTTGTATTAAGATACTTTACAAATAGATTCAAAAAATTATCTATATTTGATTGTAGTTCTATTTCACTTATATTGTGTTCAAAATATGATTTCATAAATTCTTTTCCATCATGTTTTAAATTAACAGCTCTCTGATGTATAATACCAAACATTGTAGTTAAACCTGATATGAATCTACTTTGAGGATTACGAACAAAGAATACTACATCTTTGTTTTTAAATAAATTTTTGTAAGCATGTTCAACAAATTCTGAACGTGTTTGAAAACGCATCGAATCAAGCTCTACCTCTTCCAATTTATTATTAAACGGATAACCATAGTTTTGGAATTGTAAATTATTTGATACCGATTTTAAAAACCTACTACCTACCTTAGCGGATGTCACTAAAACAATGTTGTCATTAGTAAAATACTTATAACTGGTCGTAAATTCTTTTTCTTTATTTGACATTTGTTAATGATTTAAAATAATTTTTACAGCTCTCTCTTTCCCAAAAATTAAGAAAATGAGATTGATTATATAATAATATATCCTTTGCTTCCGAATATATTTTTTTAAGATTAGATTTATTTAATTCTTTTACCACCTCAACTACATTTACCATTCTATCTCTAACATCAAATATTTCATCATAGTCTTCACTCCAAAAATCATTAAATGTTTTGAACCCATAACTTCTTAATCTCTTTAGATGTTGATATGGTGCTAAAAATATACCTAAATGTAAATTGATAAATGGTTTAAAACTTTTTTCAGTTAGGTGTTCTTCGTTATTTTCAAACGATGTTTCGGTTATTAAAGAACAATATGAATTTATATAACTATCTTTAAAATGAGTAGTTTTAGTATCACCGAAAAAATTATATAAATTTTTGGATATAGGTTCGTATTCACTTTTCTTTTTGGTATAAAAAAAGTATTTTAAAAACCTTTCATATTCAATTAGAGAATTTCTATCAAAAAATTTTGAAAAGTGTTCTATACTAAAAATGTTCTTTCCCTCTACATCTTTTTCGTTTCCATAAAATGGGGAAAACTCATATGGAGAAAATAATAATGACCAATCAGTATTGTAGATTAATTCGTTTTTATATAATCTAGCTAAAAAAGAAACTCTATGAGCTTTTGGAACTCTATTTAAACACAAAAAATTATATTTTCTTTCAGTAGTATTATCAAAAGTTTGTAATTCAAACCTATAACCTAAATCGTTAATTTTGTTCTCCTTTAATGCCTTATTAACAACCAAAGAAGTATGTTCTAATAACCAATCTGAAACATTGACGTTTAATCCAACATCTCCTATTGATTCTTTGTAATAATTTATTAAGTTTTTGTTTGCAAAGTAAATGTAGAACGAAGAGTGTGGTAAATTATTACAAATAATAAATTCATTTAGTTGCCGAAAAAAAGAGATATGGTCTCCTCCACCCTCATGTTCTCTTAATAACAAAACTTTTAACTTTGAATTATGAATAAGAGATAGTATTGTTGGTGAAAAAAATCCTCCTTTAAAAATACAATTAAAATCAGTATTTAAATCAATTGGAAAATATATATTATCCAATCCCCCTAACTCATTTAGTTTGATGTTATTTACATTAATGTATTCACGACAATAAGGATGTCTACACCCAAAATTATTTCCGTTGGGTATAGGCCCTAAATCGTTCCACTCTTCAAATAATAAATTTAAAACGCTATCCATTTTCCGCTTCCGTAATGTGGATATTTTGATTTGTATGTATAATGTATTACATCAGATGGAATTTCTCTCTTAGTGTCATTCCATGTCTTTTCAGTTGGAGTGTATGTGGAAACTCCATTATCTTCCACAACAAAATATAATGGTAATTGAAATCTCCTAGCGTATTTATGAACTTCATAAAAAATACCACTTTCAAAACTCATATCCCCAACAAATACCCATACTTTATCATCCCCACCATCTTTTTTAATAGCAGATGCTACACCCAAAGCAATTGGTAATGTCCCACCTACAATTGCGGATGCATAGAATCGATTATCGTGGTCACACATTGTAATCGATTTACCATCTTTAATTACTTCGGTAGCATAATCGGCGGATAATCCACTCAATACCCAGTGGTAGTGAGAACGCCATGTTGAAAAAACCCAATCGGTTTCTTTTATACGCTTGAATACTTCAATTAGTTCAGCTTCGTTTCCATTTGATAAATGAACCGGGCCTCTAATTTTACCGCCTTCCCATATATCAACTATACTTTGTTCAAACTGAATTAACTTTTCTACTGTCCAATCTATATCTCTAATGATTGGGTATTGTTCTAAATTTTTTATCATATTAAAAGGTCACTTATACAAACTCTATTTTTATCAGAGCCTCTGTTTAAAGATTCATATTCTTCTCCTCCGATTCCAAACATTACACAATCAGTTTCTTCTAAATTCATTTCTTTACAAACTTGTGTATATTTTTCACCGAATGTATCCCAATTATAATCAACTGAATACTTTGTCATTAATTCATATCCTATTGCTGCACCAACTCTATTTACCATTTGTTGTTCATTGAATGCACCTATTCCATCATCGATGTGGCGAAAATCATTTACCATTCTTATCCCAACTCTCAAATGTTCCATTCCATAAAATGCTTTTGAAAGAGAAAATGTAATCAACTGAATACAATTGTGGTTTAAATTAACATTTATATTTTTTGCCATTGGATAATAAGCAAAATCTAACATTACAGGAATACTATTTTCATCACAATAATTTAAAAAATCTTGCGTTAATAAAGGATGTTGTTTACCATAATCTGAAAATGGTACACTAAGGATTACCGCATCCCCTCTTTTGATTTCATCATCTTCTATAAAGGCCCAATTCCAATCATGTTGAAATGAGCATTTATGATAAAAAAACTCTCCTTTAAAAAATCGAAATCGTTTTTTCTTTTGTATTAAATAGAAATGGTCAAAAGATTGAATAGTTCCATGCACATAACTAACATCTCTATATCCTTCTAATCCTTCTAATTTATTATATTTCGAACTTGCTATCCAACTTACAAACTTATCCTTAAATTTTTGTAATATAGTATCATCATATACCGATGATAATTTATCCCAACTAATAATGTCTTGTTTGATTTTTGGGTTTGGTATAGGCTTCGCTCCTCGTAAATTGTTCATATAAACCTGTTATTTGCATTGTGTATTTTGGCTCCATTCCCATATTACCGCTAAGATGGGGTTGTCCATATCTAATTACTTTAAAATCCATTTTTCTCCACTTTATAAATGGTTCATTATCTATTTCAAAATAATGACCAGTCTTCCATTCTTCCAAAAAGAAATTTAACCTACATACTCCATACTTATCACAATTATTCTTTTTTGAAAATTGATAAAATGTATCAAAGTGTTCAGGTATAGTTTGACCTGGCATTTGTTTTATTACACTTAATGAATAATCTGAAAATATTTGCTTTGCGAAAGTATGATATTCTTCTGGCAAATCAAACGTTTGGTAGTATTGAGTATTCTTATCAGTAAATCCTGCGGTAATATACTTTTGATTTTGCTCATCATATTCCGCTGAATTCCCTTCTAATGATACATTATTGGAAATTGTACTAAAATTTATATTATGTATTGTTAGCATATCCTAAAGGAAATCCGTTTCTAAATTCAGAACCCATTTTCGGAACTATCATTTGATAGCCTTGTATTAATTGTTTTATACCTCTATCCAAATCCCACTCTGGTATCCACCCAGCTTCCTCTATTTTTGCGTTTGATACGATGTAATCCCTTTTATCAGGATCTTCATAATAATCGTTGTATGATACCGCAAAATCCTTTACGTGGGTTTGTATCTTTTCTAACAATTCTTGTTTTGATAGATTGGCTGAACTTAATCCTACATTAAATATTTCACCTCTATAAAAATCATAATTACCCAACATAAAAAGAAAAGCCGATGCCACATCTTCAATATGAATAAAATTTCTTTTAAAGTTCTTTTCAAATACTACTATGTATTTATCGGTAATTGCTTTATAAACAAAATCGTTTACTAATAAATCAGTTCTCATACGAGGTGATACACCAAATACGGTCGCTAATCTGAATGTGATTGCCGATGTGTTTGCTCTCAAAAAATTCTCAGCATCACATTTTGTTTGTCCATAAACTGATATAGGTGTAAGGGGTGATTCTTCAGTACACTCGGTTTGACCTATTCCTATTCCATATCCACTATTTGTATTTGGATATAAAATCTTTTTATCCTTTCCGAATCTAACAATGTTTACTATTTGTTTAAAGTTAATTTCTTTTGCCAATTGAGGGTCTGCCGCACACGCTGGAAACCCAACTATTGCAGCTAATGGAATAATCACATCAGCATCTTTACACAATTGTTCTAATAATCTTTCATTACGAACGTCTCCATAAATAAACTTAAAATTTGGATTAGATGTGTATTGAAGTAATGATGTTTGGTTAAATAGCAATTTATCCAATACAACTACTTCATAATCAGCTTTTAGCATTTTATCTACTATAATTCTAATTTATCTATAATGTTATTTTGTATATCATTTACATTAAAATCTTGATACAAAAGAGCGTGATTACCGTTTCCACTACTATCCCACGCTTTAAATCTATTAAGGTTTTCCAAAGTGAACTTATATTTTGCTAATGTAAATCTTCTAACAATTTCAGGATTAAATAAATCTAATTCTTCTTTGTTTAGAACCTTTTCCATAATAATTACATCATCAATCCAACCCTTATACCACCAACTATATTCTTGTAAATGTGGTTCAATATAATTTGGTGCAGCGGCTCCGATAAATAATGGTGTATTATCATAACTTACAACAGGATATGTTATAGGTGCTTCTTTGGTTTCACCATTATAAGTAACTCTAAAAATTTTGTTGGTATAATCTACTGAAAAGAATATCTCTTGCCATTCCTTTTCAAAATCGTAAATAAAGGTGATGTTAATGTTTTCCGCATCAATCGGTTTACTCATCCATAATTGTGCACTTACAACATAAAAATCATTTTCTTTATTTACAAATACACCGGAATGAAGCCCACATTTAGAAAATATACCATAGATTTCATCTCCTCTATCTTCAGTTTTTTGTATCTTAAATTTACTATAAATTGTAAAATCCTTTTGGAAAAAAGTTTTTAAATTTGGTTTCTTCGATGTGTTAAAAGTTGATTGATCCCAAACTTTATAACTAATGTCTTTATTGAAATATAAGTGATTCATTATCTAATACTTTTACATAAATTCCAAAATTCTTCTAACTCTGGAAAAGTTTTTACAAAATCAGTTCCTCTTCTTCTATCATGCTCACTAAAAAATCTATAAAAATCTTTTCTATCTCTTTTTACAGTATGGTCTTCTTTTGGAGCAACAACCACATCGTATATTCTTCTCAATTTGTGAATTTCTACATCGGTATATCCAATCGGATTTTGTGTTCCCAAACTTTCGTAGAAGTCCATCAATTGTGCTTGCTCAAATACTTCTTTGTGCCAATCATCGGTTATGATGTTAGCCGCCTGATGATGTGGATGTCTTAAATACGAACTATCCAATCCAATAGGATAAAACCAATACCTATCAGGATTCGTAAATTCTTTTTTAAGCTGATATACATCTTTAATCAATTTTTTATATGATGGGATACTTAAAAGATTATAAGTTCCCATAATCGAAATAGTAAGTTTCGGTATTTCTTCCAATAATTCAGAACATCTATCATACCATTGATTATAATCAAATCCATTTCTAATATAATTAGCTTGCTCTCCCCACCCATCACAAGAAGTGAATATAATAAATTCTCTTACCAACCCATCACTACTTATTCTTTTTATTTTTTCTTTGGCCTGTTGGTAGAGTTTTTCCGGTGCCCCCAAATTAGAATTTATTGCCAACTTTAATTTTTGGTTTGGATTATCAATTACATAATCAAATACTTTAAATGTATCTTTATGTAATAAAGGTTCTCCTCCGGTTATTCTAAAGTTTAACAATGATGGATATAAATTAGGCCACCATTTCCAAAATGCCTCTACATAAGGATTATGTTCGGTTTGTTTATATGGTTGCTTACCTTCTTTGATAATATGGTCTAATCCATTATGACGAGTTGAAGTTGGATAAGCTCCAAACTGCTCAATCTCTTCCCACCATTGTGTTGAGAATTGAGGATAGCAATACGAACATTTAAAGTTACACGCATTACTAAATGAAACTTCAACATACGAAGGATTTACATCATCCATATAAGATGAATTTTTAATCTCATCAAAATGAGGCCAAGCCCATTCTTCCGCAGATTTAAAAGTTCTATCAGAAAATTCGTTTGAATTATCTTCTACCTTCCAACAATAATCGCATTCGGTAGGCCTTAATCCTTGCAACATTTCTCTTCTTAATTCCTTTTTATATTTGGTATTATGAAGTGCAGAAGGGTTATCTACTAAATCTTCTTTAATAATTTTGTGTATACCAGGATGGTGGCAACTATGATTCTGTCCGATGTGAAGATGCAATGTAACTTGCTTCCACTTTGCTAAACAAAATCCTTTACCCACCGAATTTAATTTTCTTCGTATCTCCGAGTATCGTTCTGTATTATCCATATTTATTTGGTCTGGATTTCGAAACAAAATCCATTATTTTATCGTGCTTAAATTTTACGGGCTCTGATATGAATGCATGATTACCATTACCACTATTATCAAATATTTTAAAGTTTGTTTTTTCTGATGTATCTAAACAACTAAATAAACTATCTTCCTGCAAAACTTCTGATGTTTTTAAGTTAAAGTTTATTTCATGTGTTTCCAACAATCTATCATATAATACAACTAAATCTAAATTACCATTTAATATATTTTTTTCAGTTGTTTTCTCATGCACATTATCCGATAAAAAAGTAAAGTAATTATCTTCTTTTACTACATTTTGAAAATCACATTTAAAATCATATCCTATTTCAGTATTCAAATCAGTATAAACAAACTTTTGCTTTCTATTATCAATTCTTATAAAGAAATCAAACGTTTTCTTTACATCACATACTATATTAGAGAAGTATTCATCTCCAACTTTATATTGAAAATGAATTTTACCACCCTCAATTATTAATGTTTCAGAAGAGAGATTTCTCCTAAACAAATAACCAAAAGGTTTATTCACATCATAACTACCTTTTAATCTTAAAGAATACCCATCATTTAAAGATGTAAAATTTTTAAGATTAGTGCTGTTGGTAGATTTATTTGGTATATAAAAAATCATTATGCTTTACCTTTTCTACATTTTTTATAAAATTCTTCATATTCAGGAAATACTTCTAAAAAGTTAGTTCCTCTTCTCATATCGTGGTGTCTTACAAAGATAAAGAAATCTTTTCGATTTTTCAAGAAAGTTGAATCATCATCGTGATTTTTCATCCATTCCGCTATTCGTTTAACCTTTGTGATTTCAATATCGGTAAACCCATATCCATCATCACCCACTCTAACTTGTTCATAGAAATCCATAAGTTGTGCCTGTGAGTAAACCTCATCTATCCACTCATTATCCAATACCTTAACACTTTGATGTGGAGGCCAACGAAGATATGAACTATCTAATATAATCGAACTACCATAATACCTTTCCGCACTATGGTATTCTTTTTTAATCTGATACACATCCTTAATTAAACCTTTATATGATGATACTGAAAGAGCGTTGTAAGTGCTCATTATTATAATTGTTAATTTTGGATTTTCGGATAATAATAGATTAACCCTATCCATAAATAAATTATAATCAAATCCATGTCTAATGTAATTCGCTCTCTCACCATGTGCATCGCAAGATGTAAAAAGAATAAATTCATTTACTCTTTCCTCATCCATCAATTTTTTAATCTTAACTCTAAATTCATTAAATATTTTTTCAGGAGCATTTAGGTTACTATTAATCGATAGGTTTAGATTTTTATTTGGATTTTTTGATTCGTTGATAAAATCTAAAATGTCAAATGTATCTTTTGCCAAAAGTGGCTCACCGCCCGTAATTCTGAATGTATGTAAATCCTTATACAAATCAGGCCACCATTTCCAAAACGCTTCTACATAAGGATTTCTTTTATTATGTGGAATTGGCATTTGGTCAGTTCCCTTCAAATAATCTAAATTGTTAAAATTAGTTGATGTAGGATATGCACCATGTTGTTGTATCTCTTCCATCCATTGTGAACTAAAAGCCGGCCCACAATATGAACATTTAAAATTACAAATGTTTGAAAATGAAACCTCAACATACTTTGGGTTTATATCTTTAATACCTTTGGTTTTTAATACCTCATCAAAGTAAGGTAAAGACCACGGTTCGGATGATTTATAAATTCTATCTGAAAAATCATTTGAATTATCTTCGATGTTCCAGCAATAATCACATTCCTTTGGTCTTAACCCTTCCAACATTTCTCTTCTTCTATTTTTCTTAAAAGAAGTGTTGTGTAGTGCAGATGGATTTTGTGCAATTTCCATCTCCGATATTTTGTGTGTGACAGGGTGATGACAAGAGTGGTTATGGCCGGTTTGTAATTGTAATGTAACTTGTGTCCATTTGGCTAAGCACATTCCCTTACCAACCCCATTTAATTTTTCTTTTGTCGCCTGAAAGTGTTCGTTTAACATTTACAATTTATTAAAACTGAATTATTTCCTATTTCTTCTATACCTAACAATTCGTATGTTAAGCTATTCATACCATCATTTTTCCAATCGTATTTCCCCTGCTGCATTTCTAAAATATATCTTCTTTCATTTCTCGCAGTAGTTTCTCCTTTTGCCCACTTACCATTAACCAATCCTTCAGTTTGATGTGGTAGACATTCAAATCTACCATTTCTTCTATGAGGGATTACGGTAGAAGGTATTTCTATTTTCTCTTTCGTAAAATTTACATTTGTAATTTTACCATTATTTTCATTACCACTTAAATCTTCCAGCAATCCATCATTAAAAGAATTGAAATCATAGTGAAGCTGTAATCCACTTTCCTCACACTCAAATGGTATATTTTTTATTTCATTATCGGTCAAACATCTATCATACAATCTTACTTCTGCTATTTGACCTTTGAAAAATTTGTTTGGATAATTTTTATTTATTGATGGAGATGTTCCCAAATAATAACTTTCACTTCCATATCTTTTTAAATCTCCATTATATTCCATAGGTGATTGAACTCCTGTTCCAAATCTCGCATCTGTTTCTCTGCCATTAAGGTAAAAATGTATTTGCTTATTGTATGAATCAACTTTTAATGTCACCCAAGTCCAAAGGTTCTCATATCTCTTCATCCACATATATTGCATCTCTCCTTCATTATTCCATAACATCGAAGTAAATGCTCTACTATTATTATATGAAATGCCATAATCATATCCAGGTCTTCTAAATACAGGATACTCCCAAAATCTTCTTTCATTATCACCAATCAAATAAATTGGAATCTTTTCCTCTTGCTGATGTGCCTTTACTAATAATGATAGAGTGTGAGAACGATTACTTAAAAATCTTATTGAACGACTTTGAGGTATTTCAATAAAAGAGTTTTCTCCATTAAAATTTGCTATATCAAATTCGGTTTTGGGTCTGATATATGTTTGGTCTGCCATTCCATTGATAGCACATCTCCAAAATAGGTCATCATCTTCCATACCCCAATCCCAATAATCATTCGAATAACCATTCGTTTTATAAACCTGTTCTTTTGTAAATAAAACTGCACCACCAAAGTATTCTTCATACTTTAAGTTGTAATCGGTTTGTGAAATATGAACTGCCAAATGTTGTGGCAAATCTTCGTTATAACTATAATCACAGCTATCATCTTCCGGTATCATATCGATGTCATGCCATACAATATAATCACACCCATCTTTAAATGCAACATCGGCTGCAATGTTTTTCATCTTACCCCTATTGAATAATTTATCATCACATTGGTGGGCAAAATAAATCTTATGCTCAATACCCCTATCCTTCAAAAATTTATGAACTCTGGGTGAGAATTGTGCCAAATGCTCTTCTCTATTTCTATATGGAACACATACTCCTAATTTCATAGTTCTACTGAAATGAATTTAGTTTTATCACTTAATTTTTTTTCTTCTACTTTTTTATATCTCAATGTATTCAGGCCTTCAATCGAATAAAATAACATTTCGTTTTTTAATGAGTTATATCTTAATTGATTTTGTCTAGTTTCTTCATGCACCCAACGATTTCCTTCAACACTATTACTACTATGTTTAAGTGATTTAAATGAACCATCTTTTTTGTATGGAACAACTGCTTCAATTAAAAACTTTTTATTCATTAAAGTATTGTTTTGGCAATTTACGATTTCAGCATCGAAACCATTACCACTTAAATCAATCAATTTATCTCTTCTAAAATGTTTAAAATCATAATAGAGTTTTAACCACTTCGAAGATTTATACTTACCAAAATTATTAAGTAGGGATTTCTTAGCCGATTCTTTATATATTTGTTCTATTTCAGGCTTCGATAATGTTTTATCAAATACCGCAAACTCATTTACAAACCCTTTAAAATAATAGTTTTCATAATTTTTTGCCGGATTTGCAACACCCAAATAAAAATCTTCTACATTATAATCGTATAACTCATCAACATATTCGGCTCCGATATAAGTGTTATTGATATATAATTCAATCATCTTATTACGAGGGTTACGATTAATTACAGCGTGAACCCACATATCCGGACTAATGTCTGAAACTATACTTTTTGATTTTTCATCTTTATCCCATATATCCAATTTAAATCTATTAAAACTATTGAATGATAAAGAGAAGTTAAAACCCGGTATAGAAAATATAGTGTATTCATCATACTCTCTATTTAGGTCATTAACTAAATCATCTGGTTTAAACTTTATTGAAATTGAAAATTCATCTTCAAATATAGGTTTAAAGTTTTGAAAAGGAATACTGATAAATGAATCTATACCATTAAAATAAAAATAGTTTAAGTTATATTCATCGTTTTGAATTCCAAATGGCCTAGTATCTAAACTCAAATTACATTGAATACATCTTTGTAACAGGTCATCATCTTCAAATCCCCATCCCCAATATTCATTTGAGTATCCATTTATAATTTTAAAATCTAATTTATTTACAATCGTTACACCGCCAAAATAGTTGTAAAAACTTTCTTCTCCATCAACTTTATCCGCTAAATGAGTAGGTCTATCACAATAAGAATAATCAACCTTAATGGGTAACATATCAACATCATGAAAACAAAAATAATCAAATTCGTTTCCGCTTTCTTTATATCCGATGTTTAATAATTTACCTCTATTAAATGGTTTCTTATCCTTTTGCTCAATTACAAAAATCTCAAAAGGAATTTTCTTTGAGTTTAAATAATCTTCTAAATAAGGAATAAAGACATTAAGATGTGATTCCCTATTTCTATAAGGAACAATAACCGCTAATTTTTTTTGTATTTCTTTTTTATTAAGGTCTTTCATCATTATTAGGTCTTTCGGTATCTCTCATTGGCCTAGATACACTTCCTAAATTTTTAGCTTTTAAGATAGTATGAAATTCATGCAAATACCATTCAACTCTCGTCCCCCAAGCTGATTTATCGATTTCAAACATCCAATCATTCAAATCTCTAAGCGAAGAAGCAATGTCTTCCAATGCTCTCACTTGTCTTTCTTCTAATGTTTTTTGATCTGCCATAAACTATTATTGAGGTCTTTCGTTTGATTTATCAGGTCTTCCGGTATTACCAATCGTTTTCGCTTTTGCAATCATATAGAATTCGTTTAAATACCATTCCATTCTTTCAGACCAACCTTTGGTATCCAATTCATACATCCAATCCTGAATGTTTTCTAACGATGTTCCAATCTTTTCAAATGCTCTAACTGCTCTTTCTTCAATGTCGATGTTTGAAGTTTCGGGTTTCTTTGATGTAGCCATTTTATTTGTTTTTTAATTTATTTTGTGTTCTTTTTTTGAAAAATCCTGTTGGGAAAGGTGATTGAGTTCCACCATAATAACCTCTCATTAATTCTAACGAAGAGTATATAATAGGCATCATATATGAAAAATTATCAATCGTTTTATTATTTTCAAACGATTCTAATATTTCAGCAATCTTTTCTGCCCTTTCAACAATTTGTTCATTGTTAATAACCTGTTTTATTATAGAACTACTTTTATCCATTTTGTTTTTTCGTTTATATCTTCTTCAGATAAGATTTTGTAATTTAAATAATTTAATCCAATTTTTTTTGTATCAACTTTTCCAGTCAAAACTTCATCAAAATATATTTGTGAGTTTTGAACTATATCTGGATCCCAACTATAAAACTTTTCAGTTATCTTATCATCATCATCGTGAATTAAGGATTGATACTTACCCATAATTCTAGAAGGAACTGAAAGTTTTGATGTTTTTTGAATTACATCGGTTTTAATAAATTTAGAGTATTCGGTGAAATCTATTGAATGAACTTTAACGTGATTCATCGTAATAGAAGAATCTAATATAAAATCATGATAAATCTTATTAAAGTTTATATTAAGAACTGGCTCTAAATCAGTATTTTGTTTTTTACCATTATACCCTTCTAAATAAATGTTATCAATCTCTCTTTGTTCCAATACATAATCAAACATTAATAGATTTGATAATTTACCTTTGTATGGAGATGAATTTAAACTTGCACAACCTACATAAATTGGTTGATAACTATAATCAATTAGGGGTGTAACTATATACGGTTGCTGGTCGCCCGTATATGGAACTTTAACACTATTAAGATATAACTCAACTACTTCTTTGTTATAATCCACAACCATAGCAATATGATTCCATACACCTAATTCATATTTTTTGTATGCGAAACAATACTGCCTATCATTATCATAAACATTTACCCTAATAGTTCCATCGTTTTGTAAAGATATACCGGTGTTATAACCAGGCCAACTTACCAAATACTCCTCATCTTTCGCAATTTCATCTTTACTAAACCAAAGTGATACGCTAAAACTATCTTTCGTTAAATCTTTTATCTGATTATTTGGAAATATTTTTAGGTATAAATCATTATCTTTAAAATCAATATACTTAACATTTTCCGAATACTTCTTATCGGTGATTTTAATTTTTTCAAATTCGTAATACGAGTCTATGCGAGGAAAAACAATTTCTTCATCTAACTCTATATCATTCATTCTACATCTATGTAATAAATCTAAATCCGCAAACCCCCATCCATAATACTCATTTGAATACCCATTAACGGCTTCAAAATCTTCTTTGGAGAACATTACCACTCCACCGAAATATTCCAAATATGGGAGCTTAAATGTATGTGCCGATACCTTCGTTGCCATATGGACGGGATAACCTCCAATGTGAATGTAATTGTAATCACAATCATCACTTACCGGCAGCATATCTATATCATGAAAGCAGAAATAATCGAATCCTTCTTTGAATAGAGAGAATCCGATATTACATAACTTACCATAATTAAATGGTTTATCATCTGATTGTTCTATAATAAAGATTTCGTAATCCACATCCTTATTCTTAAAGAATTCAGTCATATGTGGAACGAAGGTATCTAACTGCTCCCTTCTATCTCTATACGGAACTATTATTGCTATTTTAGCACCTGTCATTATATTAAAACTATTTGTTTGGTTAGTTTATTCCAATTACCGAAAGATACAAAGGATTTTTCAGATTTCCAAGTCCATTCAGAAAAATCTTCTAAATTTATTGAGAGTTTATTTTTTGCCAAAGCCCTATACATTTTTCGGTATTCTTCTGAAAAAGCGTAATCAGTTCCTACATTTGCAACAGCTCTTAACCTTTCTGCACAAGTACTATCCCATTTAAAATGATGAACTTGTGTAAAACCCTTTTCAATTGGATAACGAAGGGGGTGATTCCATCCCTGCCACCTCCAAGTTGTTTGTCCATTTATTTCTGCATAATGTTGCCCCGCAGTTACCTTTATCCTACCCTTCATAAGAGTAACCTTATTTGGACAGGCTCCACTTAAAGGGTATCTAAAAAAAGAACTAATCGGA